GAAGCGACAGTCATGTAGATAGCAGTGCTATTCATTTTGATAAACTTCAGACCATTCTCTTTCATTGTAAGATACTTCTTCTTGGTTGTCTCCTGCTTCTTGAGGGAGATCTCCTTATCAAGTGCAGCAGTATAGAAGTCTTCAAATCCCTTGGATACTTGTGCAGCACTGGGGAATGTCTTACCTTGTCGAATATATGTGTTGAAATAAATCTTAAACATAGGAGCAAGCATAAACTTACCTTCACCACTCGTCTGCAGAATATCTAAGAACTTAGATGCCTGCTTGAGAGATCCTTCTGCCTTCTTGACAGCAGCATTGTAACGAATACGCTCAGCATTAGTGAAGTAAGACTTACCTTTATCGTCTGAGAAGTTGGAAGAGAATACAGCGACACTCTTCACACCCTGCATACCATTAACATTAACACCAAAGGATGCCTTCATGTCACGGAGGGTAGGACCACCACTATATGAGGTGTGGAATACAATGCCCACCTTCGCTGCTTGCAATTTCTTTGCCATATCTGTATCGGCAGGTACTGCATAGGTGATGGTGTTGGGTTGGAAGACCAAGGACTTCTCACCATTAATATTTTTAACAATCGTATCGTTAGTGAAGAGGAGATCACCCTGTAGCACACCTTTGATACCTAACTTAGGTAACTCGTTAAGACAATCTTTAAGTTTCTCTGCTAAGGCACCGCTATACCATGTGTCAACATCCTCATGAGTCACACAGATCTTAGGCATCTTAGCAAAGACACCCTTGGTGCCCACGAAGAAGTTACCAGTGCCAGGATGAATGCCACAGATGACAGCGGGAGCACCGTCCCACTTAGTAGTGACCCTCATGTTGGACTGAGGTTTGCCAAGCATGTCGCCTAGCGAGCGCAAGAATGCGATAGCGTTGTGACCTCCCTTGGATCCTCCATTGAGGATGTCGTCCTCTAGGTGCTCTAAGTGTGTGTTTGCCATACCTGTATTATACCTCGTATCGGATCACAATGGCGTTCTGACGGACACCTGTAACTTTGTCCGTGCCCCTGCCCTTGAGGGATACCCTGACTCCTGCCACCTTCATCACGTCACGGACTGCCTTCTCATCTATGGGTTTGATCCCGTCCTCTGTCAGGATATGAGATGCTGCCCTGTCATCACCGTTAAACAGGAGGGCACCAGTCATACACTCGTGCGTCAAGTTATATTTGAATCTATCATATGCTTCTGCACCATTAGGTTTCTGCTTTGATCCTAAGATCTCTTGCAGTTGCTCATTCAACCCACCCGACTTCTTGATATCAGAGAGGATTGCTTTGGCCTGTGGTTGTGCGATGGTGCCTTTTGCATTCTCACACTTGTTACCGATCTGCTCCAGGACTAATTGTAGATAACCTAGGGTCTCAGCATCAGTGCTACCACCCATTTCCTTTGCAGTCTTTTTCAAAACATTTTGTAAAACAAGAAGACTCTTATCAACCCCCGCTGATGAGAGTTGAAAAGAGTCTCCCCATTTCATTGAGCACTTATATACTGTGCTACCAGACTTAAACTTAATATCAGTCTTAGGTTCTTCTCCACCACCAGACATCTTCTCGAATGAAGAATAGTATTCTTGTCTTGCACCGAGACCAGATGGAGCATAGTTTTGCACAACTCGATCTGCTGCTTGCTTGATGTCATTAGGAATGGCTTCATAGCGTCCAGCAGCATCATCAAAATCTTTTTTATTTTGTGATGACTTACTGGTGACTCTGCTCATAGCAGAATACATTACAGCGTGCTCAAATTGTAAACCCTTGTTTGCCATCTGACCTAGGACTCGATCTAACTATTTAGATGATGAGGTTTGTGCTCCCTGTCCATAGGTTGAGACTTGGTGTCGTCGTTGCGTGATAGGTTCTTGATAACAATGAATGCATCCTTATTATACTTGCGGTCACCCTTTTGGGCTGCCCACTTTTTATTGTATCCTTCAGGTTGCTCGATACCAGATACCTGTGTGCCACCAATCTCGATGTGAATGTTATCATGCCTTACATCCCAACCAAGGGATGCAATCTGATTCCAAAGATCATCTTGACTAAACTGCATTAGATATCTCCTGGAGCACGATTCTCACTGTAGTTGACATCAAACATACCCTCAGGGTAACGTGCTGCCAGTTTCAGTGTGTTGATGTAGATGATTTCATCGAGTCGCATGTCCAGTGCAATAGCAGCATTGGCAACATACCACATGATATCACCCAACTCTTTCTGCAGGTGCTCTTTGTTAGCAGTGTCCCAAGGTTTGCCTTGGAATTTGATCTTCTTAACGATCTCTGCAAACTCTCCACCCTCTGCACAGATACCTGCTGCAGCAGTGTCAAGACGCTCGATGTTACAACCTGCTTTGTGCAACTCAGTCAGACGCTCCATGTAAGACAGGTAGTCCTTACTAGCAGGAGAAGTAACACGATCTACAAAACTGCAATAGCGATCAAGATCCACTTCAAACTTCTCACTCCCACCCTTTCCTGCAGCGGCAGCAGCTTTCTTCTCTGCTGCTTTCTTCTTGGTCTTGGGTGCCACAACATCAGGGTTGTTGAGCATCTCCTCAGGAGTCTTGGGAGTAGAGTCTGCGACCTCTTGAGCACGAACACGCTCCTCTTCAACCTTCTCTTGAGCATCACCAGAGATTTTCTCTGTCTGTTGCTCTAATTCATAATTAGGCTCACCTTGTTGGGTAAACTTGTTGGGGTCAGTCATACTTTGAATCCGTCAAAACTTTTTTTAGTATCGGTGAATGCATCCTCACTGATGTCACCAGCATCAATGATGTTGTCCTGGGCGGACTGGTCACAATCATACAGCCTCATCTTCGCCCTGTCAATCCCTACAACAAATCGTTTGAATAGGGTGGGGTCGTTGTATCTATTTTTGAGTTGCTTGACCATGATCTGACCCAGCTGCTCCATCTCCTCTGTGGATATAAGCGCGACCATAAGATCAGCAGTAGCAGGCAGTCCAAAAGACTCGCTAGTATCGGTAATATCCACATCAGAATTTCCATATCCACTTCGGGTAGTTTGAGTAGCAGAGACAATAGGGACATTCAACTTGCCAGCGAGTCCTCTCAATTCCTCTGCGATGGACTTAACATATGTATAGGAATTGACTGCAGTCCCTTTGTATCGTGAGGACGCACAGATATTAAGGTAGTCAACAAATACAATGTCAGGATGGAAACCTTTCTTGAGTGACAACTCATTCAAGAGTGCTTCAAAGTGTCCCACATGTGCAGACGCTGTGGGATACTCTTTAATAACTAAGCGACCTTGTGTCTTCTTCTTAAGAGAGTCCACCTTCTTGATGTATCTCTCTTTAGTAAACATCGGATCACTCAGTTGTTGGATCGGGATGTCCAGAAGGTTGGCGTCAATTCGCTCAGCAATCTTCTCCTCTGCCATTTCAAGTGTAATGTAGAGTACGTTCCTCCCCTGCAGGAGACTGGCACTAGCGCAGTGGCACATGAATAGAGACTTCCCGACACCTGTGCCAGCAAGTGCGATGTTGAGAGTCTTATTAGGCAGACCACCTTTTGTGATTTTGTTAAAATAGTCGATGTCAAAGGGAATCTTCTCCTCTTTCCTGTGGTAAAAGTCGTAACGGTCTGATGCATCAGAGATGTAATCGTGACCTACATGATCATCAAAACAGACGCCCAATGCCTCAGACATAATGCTGGGGATAGCGTCCTTTGTCCTTGTCTTATCTTGTCCATCTGCAATCTTAACTGACTCCATGAGAGCAAGATAGACTGCACGTTCTTTACACCACTTCTCAGTGGTCTCCATCAACCATTCATCGTTGTATGTGTCACGGTCTAGGTTATCAAGGAAGGTTTCAATCTCCTTGTAAGTGTCCTCCGTGATGTCACGTCGCTGCTCAATCTCAATCTTCAGAGCGTTAGGCTCTGGATTGATATCGTACTCACCGATGTATTCCTGAATCGTCTGAAACAACAGACGGTTAGTAAACATATCGAAGTATTCATCCTTAAGGAAAGGCAAAACCTTTCGACAGTAATCTTCCTCAAGGATAAGTTTACTGAGTGCAATCTCTTCGATCTTTAGGCTCATTGATAATGTAGATAGGTGGTCAATTCATACTTGTCATTACTGATAGGAGCGTTGTCCGAGTAAGGAAACGTCCACCCAGGTGGATATAATACCACATCACCTTGCTGTGGTTTAATCTTGAGACCCACTTGCGGGAATTCCATTTCGCCTCCCTCCTCAACATCGTTAAGGAAGAATTTGTATGCTAGGAATCTCTTAGCAGAGTCGGCATCACCAACATCGATATGTAGACCGAAGTTATCCCCAGTCTCGACATTGTATTTATTCAATTTGATCTGCTCAAGATTATTCTTGGTTGCCCAGAATTTCTCGCAGTCCATCTGCTTCATGTATTCATGTGCAGACCACTGAATGATGGGTACAATCTGTTGTTGGATTGCATTCCACTCATGATCACCCTCGTCTGCCAGGAAAGAAATGTTGATGATGTTATATTGTGGGACACCATCATCCCACCGCATCATCTTGTCAGTATTGTCTGCCTTAAGGAGAGCATTACGACATACATTTGGATCAAGTGCTTTGGGATAGATCTTAATCCATTCCTTATGATCCATAAGAGAACTCCTGCTCTGCTGCTTTGTCAAGTTTAACCATCACTTCGGGGGTGAAGTATTTTTCGGGATCAGAGAGAATAGACTTAGGATAAACAGAAGTCTCACCAAACTTGATACGATTACCGACCCGTTGGAAGACTCCATACTTCTCACCCAATTCCAGTAGTCCGAAATAGCGGTCAAGTCCACGCTCGTCATAGTAAAGACGTGTTTCAACGACAGTGTTCTCCTTACTCAGACGCGACTTAGCAGTCTTTGCCTTGATAATGTTTCCAATAACTTCTTTGCCATCCTTCTCTTTTTTCTTTGAGAGATAGATGATTGTAGATGCAGCATACTTGAGTCCACTGCCTCCACCCATTTCCTTTGTAGGGACATAAGATCCAATAACATCATAAGTGTGGTTAGTAACGATCATAGGCACGTTTGCTTTACCCAGTTTAAGAGTGAGCACACGGAAGATAGACTTAACTACCTGTGCCCGTGACATATCGCGGGTTTCTTTACCCGCTTCGGTGTCCTCAATCTCCTTAGAGGTTGAGAGCATTCCTAATGAGTCTAACACAAACATCATAGGTTGGCGAGACTCCTCAGGCAGACTTAAGTATTTGTCAATAATCTTGATTGCCTGCTGCCTAAACTCCTGCACTGTAGTGACAGGGACAATGACCATACGATTTGAGTCAATCTTGCGAGACTCGATCATGTTCTTACTGATGGCAGACTCAGATTCAAAATAGATTACACCTGCATCAGGATCCATGTCAAGAAAATGCTTGACAATCCCAAGGCAATAGAAAGTCTTACCAGTTGAAGACTCGCCTGCCAGAGCTGTAATCTTATTGGACGGGATGCCACCATAGATCGATCCAGATACCAGTGCATTAAAAATATAACTGCCAGTATCGATATAAGAGGTGGTATCACCTGCTGCAACTCCGTCTGAAACCAGACCAGCGTATTCATTA